ACAATTCTTATTAATAATTATCAGACTGAAAACAACTGTGTTATATATCCATATCGAAGAGATATTATAATAGACAGTATCCAGAACCAACAAGTAACCAAAGAAAATAGAGCTCTTGAATTAATAGACTCTTGTTTTCTTGCAATACAATAAAATCATGACCGTAAAGAAATGACATGCTCTACTCCTTTTTACTATCTATGGAAGTCTCGTTTTGGAATGATAGACGTAGGCATTTGCGAGCATCATATAAACGAAGGCTTACAATATTTTGAAGATGAGCGAAAAAAAGAACAGGAAAAACAAGCAGAGCAAAAAAAAATTGCAGAACAAAACAAAAGAAAACAAAAAGAAGAGAATAAAAAACGCAAAAGAGAATTATTCTTAAAAAAACAACAAATAAAATTATTTAAAAAAAACACTATGGCAACACTAAAAAAATTAGACTACAAGAATATTATTATCTCCATTAGATATGCAATGGAAGCAGCTAAAATAGTTCATTACAGTCGCGAAATAGATGAACTGAAAAAAAAGCTATCAGCAAGTAGTTATAATAAAACAGAATATGCTGCACTTACTTTAATAGAAGACAGTCTGAGAAGAAAAAAAGGTATAATTGACAGCAATATTAAAAAAAATCAAAATTTGCGATATAACTATAAAAAAGAAGCAAAAGATATTTGTAAAGGTTTTGATTTTGATCAATTAAAAAAATTTTGTGAAAAAAATAAAGAAGGTCTTACTGATGAAAGCTATAATTCTATTGAAAGTCAATTAGCTAAAAAATTTTATAATTTATATATAAAATAAAAATATCATGCAAAAACTAATAATTCACTTTAACAATTCAATTGAAATAACAGTAGAAAAGGTAATAGAAGCAGCAGATAGCACGCAACTACATGAACTTATTTTACTTGCAGATAAAAAACTACAAAGATTGCAACATCAAATGAACGAAAACGAAACAATAACTACCAAGAATTGGTCAATTAGAATTTATCCTGTAGATGAAGGCTTACATTACAAACAAATAAACATAGGCAATGAAAAAACTAACAACGCACCCTTTTAATCAATTAATAATCCAATGGATGCAAATCCCTTGGATTACTAACAATGAAATAGAATCCTACAACGACTTTTTATATCAAGCAGATACGCTTAGTATAAAAAGCCGTCCATCCTTGAATAACCATCAGTTTGTGCTGGTTTTTAAAAGAAATAAAGAATTGCATTGGTATTCAAAAGAAGAAGAAGAAATTTTTTATAATTTCTTAGAAACGGCTAAAACAAGAAAAGGTATTTCAGATTATATGGAATTTGTTTTTGGCTACAACGAAATAATGAAAAGTGGTTATGGTGCAATGAAAAAAGTATGGAATGCCTATCAACTAATTAATCAAAAATTCACAAACGAACAGATACTTAATTCACTAAAAAAATCTTTTCACAACCCAGAGTATCTACCAGGAGGAAAATATCATGGAATGGTAACCCAGTATTTTATATTACAAGAACAAAACATTGCAAATCTTTCAATTCTTCAAAAATCTAAAAAAAATGATACTAACAAACAACAGGAAAACACCAGAGACACTGATAGCAGAAGGAATAACAACTGGTAAAATTATACCCAATGGAGTAGCGGAAAGAGCTATAAGAGAAATAGAAAGAAAAAAGAAATTAGCTAAGAAATACATAAATAGCAACTACAAAAAAACAGGAACAGAACTCCCGCCTATTGCAAAAGAAATCAAGATTATTAATTATACAGAAACGCTCGCAAGAATAAAGAATGCTATCGTTATTAATCTGAAACGAGAAGACAAAGTATTTGATAAATCCGACACAGAACTTATTGAATTTTACAAAACACTTGCTTTATATTTCAGTGATGATAAGCGTTTTGAAGATAGATATATTTTAAGAAATAATAAAAAAGATTATTTCAGTTTAAAAAAAGGCTTATTAATTACAGGCGTTCCTGGCAGAGGCAAAACATTTGCGATGCAACTGTTTCAACAATTCACAAAGATATTCAATACACACAACCATTTCAATCATCTATATATAGACAATATGGTCAATGAAGTTAGATCTACAAATAAAACAGGTATTATTCATAAGAATAAAAAGAGAACTATCCTTATAGATGAACTTGGCTCGGATAAAACTAAAATTCACTATAACACAATATTTCTTTCAGAGCTTTTACTTTATGAGCGACATAAAATATTTATGCAGTTTCCTAAAATAAAAACTCATGCAATAAGCAATTTAGATGCATCAGGATTTAGACAAAGGTTCGAAGAGCGAATATACGGACGTATATTTCAACTGTTTAATATTATAGATTTAAAAGAGTTCATAAATTATAGATAAATTATGATATATAATACACTTTTTTTTCTACAGAAAGTAGAAAAATCACACCAAGACTGCACTCTTGAAAATAAAAAATTCTTACTGCTGAAAGTTTGTGAATTAGCTAAAAATTTTGATGATTTTTCTATAAGAACAGTAATCAAAAGACTTTCTGAGATTTTCGAGTTACCTGAAAATATAATTAAAAACTATATTAATGGAAAGGAAAATAAAATAGACGGCTTAGAACAGCTAATTTCTTATCTGAAATTTGAATTTATAATAAAGCAAGACTCAATAAGCAAAGAAATTTTCATAAGAAAAGATGAAATAGAATTTACAAAAGCAGAGCTAAAGCTACATCTTATAAGCAAAGGTTTTGACTTAAAAAACAATGTTCTAAATGAAGTATTAGCACCCGAGAATAAACAAATAAGAGTGATAAAATCATTTAATCCTATAAAAGAAAAATTGAAGAAATATGCATCTGAATACGATGGAACTACAGTCATCAGCAAGTTGTCAAATTTAATTATTGCTGAAAACTTTGATAATGAAACTGGTTTTTATCAAGAAAAGCTTAATTATTTATTTCGTAAATGGCTTTATATGGCAGCAGGTCAAATGATGGGCTTAACAATCAATACCGCTGTTTTTAATATGATTTCAGGACAAGGACAACTTGGTAAATCACGATTAGCAGGTTTTCTATTTTCTGTATTTAACAACCAACATACACTAACAATTGGTGAGAACTCCACTCATAAAAACTTTACTGAAATAGGACAATCAAAATCATTATTATTCCTGGACGAATTTCCAATAAAACCAACAATATATGATTCATTTAAGTTTATGATAACTGCTGATGAATTAGAAATTTACAATAAGAAATTATCTAAGCACATCAAAAAAGCAAGAACAGTTAATGTTATGACAGCTACAAATCATAACAATAGAAAAGGCAAGGATACATTTTTAAAAAATAATGATGGTGGAATACTTGCCAGGCTTATTCCAATAGAAATTACAAAAATAAATTACGAAGAATATACTGACGGAAAAATAAATCCTGAAGATATTTGGCGAGAGGCAGCTGCCACTTTTTTGCAAATATATAATTCTGGAAAAAAAGAAGATTTATCTTGGAAGAAAGATATTCCTTATTTTGAAAAAGAAAATCAAAAATATCTAAGAGACAATATAACAAACACTAACAGAACGATAACTGACTACTTTCCACCTGCGATGCCTAACGAGGGCTCACTTTTAAGCACACCACAGATGATAGAACTACTATCTAAAAATGATATTAACATAAACATGAATAAACTCAAACTTGGCTGGCATCTTAGAGGAAAGGGCTATAAAAAGAAACGCATTCACGGACTTAAAGGTTGGTGGGTGAAAAATAACATTAACACATAAAAATAACTATAAAACAACTAAAATGACACCACAAATTTTTAATTACGAAAAAAATCAAATAAGAACTATTCTTATTAACTCAATATCTTGGTTCGTTGCAAAAGATATTTGCAACGCATTAGACATAAGAGACACAAGTCAGGCGGTAGATAAATTAGATGAGGATGAAAAGCTGATACGTAAATTATACGTATCAGGTCAGCAAAGAGACACCTGGACTGTAAATGAATTTGGCTTATATTCTCTGATTTTAACCTCCAACAAACCAGAGGCTAAGCAGTTCAAAAAATGGATTACACACGAAATTTTACCAAGTATAAGAAAAGCTGGAATATATACAACCAAAGAACAAAAAGAATTAAGTATTGAAAATCAGAAAATTATAAAAAAACGAAGAGAACATCAAGCGACTATAAAAGCCTATCGCTCAAATATTAAAGACCTGAAAAGTAAAATTGACACTTTAACAGAAAAATTAGAAGAAAATATTGTAAATCCGGACTTACAAAAAAAACTTCTTTGATATTAAAAAAAACTTAAACAATAAAAATTATAAAACAACTAACATTCAATAATAAAACATGGCATACGATAAAAATAAGTATAAAAAAGAGCAAAAACAAGATTTAGTAGATATCAACAAGCAATATGAGATGATTCCTCCCCAAGCTATTGATTTAGAAGAAGCTGTGTTGGGAGCGATTCTTCTTGAGTCTGGAACAGAAATAGAAGTTCTTGATATTCTTAAACCTGAAAGTTTTTATAAAGATGAGCATAGAATAATATTTCAAGTAATTCAAGAGTTATCTATAAATCATGATCCTATTGACTTATTAACTGTTGTAGATAAACTTCGTAAAAATAAAAAATTAGATTACATTGGTGGTGCATATTTTGTTTCCAAACTTACACAAAATGTAGGTTCGGCAGCTCACTTGGAATATCATTCCAAAATTATTGCACAAAAGTTTATTCAGCGAGAACTCATAAAGATATCAACACAAATACACAATAAAGCGTATGATATTAGTATTGATGTTGATGATTTATTAGATTTCTCTGAAAAAGAGCTATTTAATCTTGCCTATGGAAATATAAAAAACGAGGCACAACCAATGAATGTAGTGCTTAAAGAAGCCGTAGAGCAGATTGAAGAACATGGAAAACGAGAAGATGGACTTAGCGGAGTTCCATCAGGATTTATCAACTTAGATAGAGTAACAATGGGCTGGCAACCTTCTGATTTAGTGATTATTGCAGCAAGACCGTCCATGGGAAAAACTTCATTTGTGCTGTCAATGGCACGTAATATGGCTGTAAATCATAAAGTTCCTCTGGCATTTTTTTCACTGGAAATGGCATCAGTGCAACTTGTGAACAGGCTTATTATTTCGGAAACATTACTGCCCGGTAGCAAAATAAAAACAGGAAAATTAGAAGACTATGAATGGATACAATTAGAAGAAAAGATTAAAAATTTAGAAGATGCTCCAATTTTTCTTGACGATACGCCAGCAATTACAATTTTTGAGCTTCGGGCAAAATGCCGACGCTTGAAAATGCAACACGATATTAAATTTATAATTATTGATTACTTGCAACTTATGTCTGGAACTGCAGAGGTGAAAGGAAATAGAGAGCAAGAAGTAAGTCAGATTTCCAGAGGGTTAAAAGCTCTTGCAAAAGAGTTGAATGTGCCAATAATTGCACTCTCTCAGCTAAACCGTTCGGTAGAAATGCGTTCGGGAGACAAAAGACCGCAACTTTCTGACCTTAGGGAGTCGGGAGCAATTGAGCAAGATGCTGATATTGTGATTTTTATACATCGTCCTGAAAAATTTGGAATACTTGAAGACGAAGAGGGAAATTCGACAGAAGAACTTGCCGAAATAATTATTGCAAAGCATAGAAACGGTGCAGTAACAAATGTGCAACTTAGATTTGTTGCAGAAATGGCTCGTTTTGAGGAATTTGATGCAAATAGTTTGTCTCTAATTTCCTATGATAATAATAGCAATTTTGATGATAGTATGATTGTTGATTCAAAAATGAATGAAGACACTAACACAAAAGCCGGCGACCCATTAGCAAGAAATACAAATTTTGATAATGATAATGCTCCTTTTTAAACTTTAATAAAAATGAAGGAAATACTAACACCAGATGAACGTGCAATTATTCCAGTTTTTTTTAGAATTATTCGCACCATCGCCAACATGTAACGCTACATCATCACACATAACCTATAAAAAGGGCATAACTGTATAATCAGTTTTGCCCTTTTTTCTTTGCTGTAGTTCCGAAACTTTTTTTTCATTGAAATTTGACCTCTCAAAATTCGTTCCTGAGCTATTTTTTTGACGAGTCCAAAATATTTTTTTTGAATTTTTTTATTTTCTTTTTATTTTTTTTTAATATTAATTAAATATAATATAAAAATAAACAAAAAAAGAAAAAAGAGAAAATCAGAAAAAAAAAAGTCTAAACGGACACATCGGACACGGTGCAGGTTAATGTTTTAATATTCAATTATTTATAAAAACCAATCGGACACGCAAACGGACACGATCGGACACGAACGGACACGGCTCCGTGTCCGATTGTGTCCGTTCGTGTCCGATCGGACACGCTGTAACTGTTTATATAGCACCATTTCGTGTCCGTTGTGTCCGATGTGTCCGATTCGGACACGTGTATATAACAGATAGTTAGCCTATGAAAATTTTACTATATATTTTTATTATAGCTATTTTCTTTAAAAACAACCATGTTATAAAATTATACTATGTAATATTAGCATTTTTAGAACGATTTTTGATAATACTTTTTTATTATAAGAGAATACGTATATTTGCACAAGAATTATTTAACCTTTTATACAATAAATTGTGGGAGTTCGCACCAATCCTATTATCTTATCTAAGAAAAAAAAATATTTATTAGAATTTATAGAAAGTTTTTTAAGAAAAGAGTCAAAAGCTGATATTAAGCTAACTAATGACTTGTATTTTTTCGTCAAGAGCTTTCTAAGAACTCAGCCAGAGGACTATTGCCATAAATCAATTCTTCCCCCAAACTCCTTCATTTTAGAACTTCCAAATTGGAATGACATTAATACTCAATACAATTGGTATTTATCTCAAAACGCTCAAGAGCTTATACAAAGATATATCTTTCTTAAATTCTGGGAACGCTTCCGGTCTCATATGAATTTTTTCAAAAAAATGAGCTATAAAAATGCTATTTATTTATTTATAGAAATGAATAAATTTCCTGTAGATTATTATGATATGCTACAGAAGGCAGATATGAGATATCGTCGTTCGTTAATTCCAAGAAAAACAGCTAAAATAGCATCTCAATTACTGGGCTCGTTGTCCGTTTTTTGTCCATTTTGTTCAATTATCTGTTTTTTTTAGTTTATTTATTTGATTATAAGGTATTTAGTTGTTGCTTTTGCAACCTGAATACCTTTTTTTTATTGCTTCTGCCAAATATAAGTCTTTTGTTGTTTTGATTTTAATCTATATAAGTGTCTTTTGTTTTTTTGTATAAAAGCTACTTTTTTGTGAAAAATTAATTTTACACAATGCTACAAAACGATTTTATAAAACAAATAGCAACATCGCATCTTGCAGTTAATCTTATTGAATTTAACTCTTGGCTACCACAGATAAAAAACTGGATAGACGGCAAAACTGAAATAGACATATCGCAAACAAAAGGTTCTGTAACTTCTTTTTGTGGAACAGATATTCAAAACAGTGTTCGTGATATTAACAAAATTGAAGGAAAAAAAATTGCAATTATTGAAATTGAGGGAGCGATGCTTGCCAAGGGTTCTTTCTGGTTTTATGGAATGGACGAGATTGCAAGTTTCATTAATCAATCCGTTTTTAACGAAAACATAATTGGAACTGTTTTAAAATTTAATACAGGCGGAGGAACAACCGACGCTGTAGTTCCTTTGATGAATGCAATTGAAAATCATCAAAAGTCAGGAAAACCAATTGTTGCTTTTGTAAATAAAGCTCTAAGCGCTGGAACATGGACAGCTACTAAGTGCGACAAAGTAATACTTTCTAATTCATTAGCTTCTATGGGTTCTATTGGCACTTTTGCCAAACTTATAAATATTGATAAATATTATAAAGAAAAGGTAGGACTTGAAATCACAGAAGTATATGCACCACAAAGCACTGAGAAAAATAAACCTCTAAATAATGCTTTAAACGGCAACACAACATTGCTTAAAGACGAATTATTAAAACCTGTTGCTGCTGAATTTATTTCAGTTGTCAAGAAAAATAGAAAAGGTAAAATTAATAATTCTGTTGATGGTTTGTTTAATGGAAAAGTTTTTAATGCAAAAGATTCTATCAAAGCAGGACTTGCCGATGAAATAGGAACAATGAGCGATGCTATCAATTACATAACTCAAAATTCTGATAATAATATTTCTACAATAAATAATTCTCAATCCAACAACTCGCAATCCAATAATTCACAATCTAATATACAAGCTATGAACAAAAAAAATATTCCAGCGGTTCTTATTATTCTTGGTTTGGACGAAATAAAAGTAGATGATAAATCTATTGTGCTTTCTTCTGAACAAATAGGAAAAATTAAAGACACACTTGGTAAAGGCTATCAATTCAAAGGAGTTAGCATTGATATTGAAGGCAATGTTACTTTTTCAGAAGAAAGCATGCTTGCTTTAAATGAAGAGATAACAAATAGAGCTTTTGAAAATCAATCAAAAGAAGATACAGAAGCAATGCAAGCAAAAGATGCTATAATTACAGAGCTTACTGCAAAACTTGACAAAATTAGTAACGAACCAGAAGAAGTAATACTTCCAAAAGAACAAACGAAAATAGAAGACAAATTTGTTGCACCAACTTCGGGAGTAAATATCGTGGACAATTCTCATTCATGGAACAAAGCAGCTCTTGGAATTGCCAATGGAGACAATACTTTTGCTGAATTCTTGAAAATGAAAGGACTTACAAAAAGTGATTACAAATTTATTCAAAATGAATTTGAGACTTACAGTAGCGATATTGATATGGCTCAAATGAATACCATTTTAGGAGAATTTCATCGTGTTGTTGATGGAGATATTAAAGATATGATGGTAGCAAGTGAATCGCTTGATGCTATTTTTCCAAAATATTCTACTGGCATAAAAGATGAATACGCTCACATTGCCATTATGACTGGTGAGTTTTTCCAAGCTCGCAACGGACAATGGTCTGAAAAAGGAAATTTTGAACTTCAAGCCGAAGTGAACAAATTAAAGAACTGGCAAGTTTCTCACAGATTTACTTCAAAAGAAATGTGGGGATTTATCACCAGTTGGCTCGCTTCAAAAACAAAAGGAACGGACCCATTCCAAATGTCGCTTGTGCAATGGCTTGTTTCTAAAATGCTTTTCCACATGTGGAAGGTAGAGAGACCAAAACAAATAACAAAAGGAGTTCATGTAGTTCCAGTAGATGGAGAGGCAGGAAGCTCTATTCATTCAACTAACGGTCTTTTTTGGAATACTTTAAAAAGAATTAATGAGTATAAAATTCTTCCTTTCGAGATAGGACGTGGAACTTATGCTCATATGGTTGATGGAGAGGAAAACAAAAATCATGTTTACCACAAAATTAACGAACTTATTGGATTAATTCCACAAGATTTACGTGACGGCTTTACATGGGATGTTTATATCTCAAAAGAAGATTACCGTCAAAGAGAAATCTTTATAAAACAAGTTGTAGCTTCTGATGCAAATTATAAGTTGCAAGAACAGGCAGAATCATTTGTAAACTTTAAAATAAGAGCCATTCCTCACTGGAAAGATGGTCTTATTATTATTTCTTTACCAAAAAACTATTTACAGGCTTACAGAGAGAAAGCTGACGACAATAGAATTACTTTTGATAAGGAAAAAAGAGACACTATCTTACACATGGACGGTGCTGCTAATGTTGCTCCAAGTATTACTGGTAAAAAGTTTGCTACTTACGCAGAACTTCTTGCAAGTAAAGGAAATGACCAGCGTATTTTTACAAATAACGAATTTGGTGCTTTCACTCCAATAGATATTCTTGCAGATGTAACTAAAATTTCGCTTGAAAACCACAATGTTATTCGCACTGCCGAAAATACTGCTGCAACTGATATAACAAATATTGCTGATTATTCAATTAATCAAAACTTTTATCTTATTGGCGGTTCTGATACAAATCCGACAACAATAAAAGCTACTAATACCAAATTTATTGGATTAGAAGGAACTGATATTGTTTTGAAAAAAGGAGTTGTTGTTCGATTTAAAGTTGTTGCAATTGATACATATGTATTGATTGAAGCTCCTCGTTCTATTAGTTCGGAAGGAACTATAACTTTTGATGTAGATGAAGATACTCCAGATATTGCTTCGGGAACTAAATTTTACACAAACGCATCTAATACTTCAGTTATTAATATTACTGGTTTTGAAGGTGCAATTGTTGGAAAACAATTTACTGTTATTGGTGCAGGTGGAACTAATGTAACTACAATTGACAAAGCAGGTGCATTTGCAAGCATAGCATCTAACTGGTCTGGAGATTTAGGCAAAGAGCTTAATCTAATTGCAGCATCAGGAGGCAAATTTATGGAAATTAGCCGAGCATAATTATACAGATATTTCACTTCTTGTTTTTGAAGTGAAATATTTATTTTTTTTAACTTTATAACTTTATAATATAATGAGTTTCGACCCAACAAAATTAGGAGAACTTACAGAAGGTTCTACCTCTGGTGGTGGATATACCAATATCCGATTTATTCCAAAAGAAGATTGTGAAATTATACCTAATCCTGTTAGTGGAGATGAAGGTATTATTGTTGATGATTTTGTATTAAAAGCTGGCAAAAACTGGCTAAATCTTTTCGTAGATAACGATAAAGTAAAATTAGACGAAGAAGGAGGAGATGTGAAATATTCCAATTTCACAACAGCAAATCTTGAACTTTTCATTCCTGGCGACTCTGAATATATCAGAAGTGCAGTAAATAGCAAGCTTTTTACAAAAGAAGGCTATGTTCTTATTGACAACTGTGAAGATATGAACACTATTCTTGTAGGAAAACAGGCTTGTAATCCTGGAACTTTTAAAGTTACTTATGCAAGTGGAATGAAAGGCGAAGAAAAAGGCTGGACTCTTGTATTTACTGCCAAACAACAAGGAGTATCTTGTGTTTATAAAGGAGTTGGTTCTGCAAATGAAAGAGTATCTGTGCCAATAAATGCAACTACATTAGATGTAACCAAAGGAACTGCAACTTATTTGCTTCCTGAAAACACTGGTGCAACTGCAATAACTACTATTACCAACGCAACAGCTGGCGATTTAATTACGCTTGAATGGAAATCAACAGTAAATCATAGCACATTTGATTTAACTGTATTAACTCCTGAATTTTTACAATTAAATGGAGCGTTCACACCAGCAGAGGGTGCAGTTCTTGTTCTTCAAGCAACTGATGCGACTCACTTTGCAGAGCGATACAGATATTTACCATAGACATAGTTTTTTTTAATATCTTTTTTCTATTTGTTTGCTTTCATTTTTGCCTCAAAATTTATTTTTTGAGGCTTTTTTTTGGTTATTAAAATATTTGTTTTACATTTGCAGTGCAAACTTAATCAAAAAGCGGACAGAGATGCCCGCAAATCGTAGGGCTTTTTTTATATCTACACTACAACAAAATATTGAAGTATTACAACCTTATCTGTTACTGTAATTGTAACAGAAACCGCTTTTTGAGTGAGTTTGCAAACGGGGTCAATGTAATACTTCTTTTTTTATTAACTTTTTAACGCAAACTCACTCATGAAAACTAACCAACCAAACCCACAAATTGTAGAAATCACCAACGAAGAAGGTCGTAAAGAATTTTTTAATCTCGCCACGTTACAAAAAATAATAGATGAACATGCTGGTTGTATTCCCGAATATACAAAAAATATTCTATCAGTAATACAATTAATAAGCTCATCAAAAATAGAAGGAGCAAATCAAACCGAAATAGCAAACGCAAATCTATTGTTGTGGAATTATTACCACATTATAAATAACTTAAAAAAAATAGAAAAATAAGATAAAACAACATCAAGCATACATTATGTAAAAAAAAAGCCACTAATTAAATTTAGTGGCTTTTTATATGTCTTTTATTTATTTATAGTTATTAGTGACTTTTGTTGCATGAAAAAAGAAGGGGCATATAATGAAATATTAAACTGGTTAGATTCAGATAGAAATATTAAAAAAGGGATAAAAATCCATTCTAAATATTCTAAAAATTATCAAAGAAAAAAGAAACTTGCTTTTTATCCTGTTTTAAGAAAAAAGCTATTGCCTTTATTTCTTAATGACCTTCTAAAATCTTATAAGCCAAAAGATGTTATTATTAAGAAAAAGAAGAAAAAAAAAGCTCCGAAAGAAATCTACACGCCTAATTTATTATCAAAATTAAAAAAAGAATTTCCTAAAATTGTTTTTACAGAACTACCAGAAACTCTAAAAAAGTTAGTTCCTGTTAGGTATCAAGCATGGGAAGATAGTATTAAATATTATGCCCTACAACATGCAGCAGACAATGAAATAGATAGATTTAATGCTGCAAAATCAACCATTTTGTCGATACAAACAAATTGGTTAATCTGGGATGAACTAAACCACTGGCATATTAACCGCAAAATTCTCGGAAAACATCCAAAATTTAAAGAAGATGAATTTTTAGACCAAATAAAAGAATTGAAAAGTAAATCTGAAGTTGAGTATTTTAACGAAATTACAAAAATAAGAGCAAAAGCAAGAAATAATATACTTAGAATGATACGCAAACATGACAATTTTACAACAAGTCAGCAGAATATAGTTGATTTTTGGATATTCAAACATAATATAGTATCTGAAATATTAAAGCAACCAATATGGAAGAATTAGAAACAGAACCACTTTTTTCGACAAAAGAATTATTAAAATCACCGAAACAAAAACAAATAAATCAAGGCATTGTTAATGATGATATAATTCATGAGTTCTTTATATCTGAAAATTACAAACATTTCTATTCTCAATTGCCTAAAATTGAACAAAATAAATTATATACATTTACTTCATTTGGACATTGGTCTTTAAAACATGTTGTTTTTCATGTATTAAAACTAACAGGAGCAGGCGACGTTCATGCGACAACTTTTGGACTTGGCCCTGGAACAGCAAAAGGCATTGTTTCGGGAATAGAAAAAGATTTAATAAAATCTTTTAATTTTCTTTATGATAGCAAAATAAAATCATATAAAACAGAGGCACATGATATTTGTGTATCTAATTTTCCTGTTACTATATGTTCTATTCATGCAAAAGTAACAACAATTATTAATGACAAATGGGGCGTTTCTATTTTCGGTTCTGCTAATTGGTCTGACTCTAATGCAAAAATAGAAACAACAACTATTTCTACTAATAGAAGTCTTGCTTTGTATCATCAGAAATGGATATCTAATTCAATGAAAAGTAACTCTTCTGACCCAAAACAAATATTTAATGAAATTAAACATATTTTTAAATGAAACGAAACTATACAAAACAGATATTAGAAGATATTCTCGTTGATGGACGATTAGGTCGCTCACTACATGAAATAGCTATACGACTGAATATTCCTTACGAAGAATTTATTAAAGATTATGATAATCCGCAAACGCAAATTCAAAGATATTACAATGCGGGGATTATTGAAGGTAAAACAAAAACAGATGATACTGTTTTTAAACTTGCTTTGAACGGTAGCACAATAGCTAAAAAAACTTATGATGACAAGCAAATAGAATCAATACTGAAAAATAAATTTAAACAAATTTTGAGACCATGAATCTAATTATTTCGCCACAAAACGAATATAAGATGATGCTTGATTTTTTTAATTCAGGAGGCACAATAACCGAAATGCCAACCGAATTATTAAAAATAAGAACCGTATGGAAGAGAGCCGATGAGTTATTTCGTAAGTTCAAATATTACAACAACGAAAAACTTGCAAAATTATTAATGGACGATATGCCAGAACAGGACATGGCGTTATCAACCGCAAAAGCACACATTAGCAATGCTAAGAAATATTACAATTTTGTTGAAAAAGAAACGCCAGAGACACATAAGCGAATGCTTACTGATATTCTTTATCAACAAATTGCTATGATGGAAGCAATGCAATTGGAATATCCATTAAGGGCTGATAGATATTCAAAACAAATAGAAGTAATAGTTAATAGAATAGCTTCAATTAATAAATTATACGAAAAAGAAGAAACTCAAACAAACGAAAGACAGGGGGATTTAACAATTATATTTTCATCAAATACTTCTAATTTTGATGATATAGAAGATATTTCCGACAATGAATTATACACAATAATAGAAGAAGTTACAGAAAAAACAGATTTATCAAATAAAGAAAAAAATAGACTAATAAGTAAAGATGTAAAAGGAAATGCACTCAAGTAAAAACATATACTTAACCAAACCACAGGAACGCCTTGCTATCATATCGCCAAAATGGTATGTAGGTATTTTTTCACGTGGAACTGGTAAAACTACAAGAATGCAGGCTCTCCGTTCTCTACAAACTGCCATAAATGTTCCCGGGGGGCTTTCTGTATTCTATAACGCCACTTATGTAGGAGCACAGCAAAGAACTCTTGCAAATACCATAGCAGGCTGGTTGGAATTTGGAATTATTGAAGGCATTGATTTTGTGAAAAATATAAAACCTCCCAAACATTTTACTAAAAATCCTGATTATGCTCCTATTAATTGGAAAAACATTATTTCTTTTAAAAATGGACATATTTTTGTTATTGGCTCAAATGACAGACCTGGTCTCGTCAATTCGCTTTCAATTACAGGAGGTATTTTTGTTGATGAATGTAGATTTTTAAACGAACCACTGATGAGACAAGATTTATATCCAGCTATTCGTGGAAAGAATCGTTGGGGTGCAAATAATCCTTATGTCTTCTCAAGAACATATACAACAGATATGCCCTTTGTTGTGGACAATGCCGCCTGGCTTTTTGATTTTGAGAAAATAATGCAACTAGAACAAATTAAATTAATTGTTCAGGCTTCTTTAAAAGTAGAAAAACTTAAAAATAAGATATTTAAGTTACACGAGCTTTATAGTCAAAGCAAAAATTATTCAATCCAACAAAAGCACTTGAACAAGATTGCATCTTTAAAAAAGATACTAAAAACAAAGGAAAATTTGTTAAACAAAATCCGATGCAACTACAAAGGCTCGAATAAATCTGTTTACTTTGATACAGGAAGTTTTCTTAGCAATATTTCTATCTTAAAGAAGAACTATTTCTTTGACAATGCAGATTTACGAAATCTGCATGTTGCAAAAACTTCATTCTTAAATATCCGACCAAAAGAAGTAGAGCAGATGTTTTACTCGTCTCTTAACAGCAAACATTTTATTAATGGAAAATTTGATTATAAAGCTATTGAAAAGTTAGGTATTCCTGAAAAAATCAAAGAAAATCAACCAATTCAATATGCCAAACATATCCTATCTTATGATACCAACAAGGAGGTAGATATAGAGATAGATTTTGGCGATATGTGCAGTTGCTCAATATCCCAAACGTTTGGCAGAGAGGAACGCTATATTGCTTCTTTTGATGTGCTTAAACCATTTATGATAGAGGACTTAATTAAGATAGTCAATGACTTCCTCAAGCACCACACCAATAAGGTAATTAACGTATATAAGGACCCATCAGGTAATAGCATGAAGGACATGCACAAGCGTGTGTATGGCTTACAGACTATTAGCACGTTAGAAAGTTATGGTTGGTTCGTTATAGATAAGACCCCAGAGGGCTATGCTAACCCCTACCATGATGTTAAGAGTAATCTAATCAATCAAATACTAAGAGAGCATAATTACAATATGCCAGTAGTGCGTATCATAAGGGAGACTAACAAACAGTTAGAGAACTCATTAAAGATAGCCCCTCGTATCCAAGTAATCAATAGAAGGAGTGGTATGTCTGAAATCCGTAAGGATAAGTCATCAGAACAGAAGCTCCCCCTTGCAGAGAAACCAATGGGTAGCACCGACCACTCCGACCACTTTGACATTAAGCTATGGCATAAGTATAATCACTTACTCCCAGATGATTACCTATTCGGATAACATATACAACATAACTAACTTACTATAAGTTAGTTATTTTTTTATATATGCAGCATGTTTGTTGTAGCCGTTACTGGGTGCGATTTTCGTGGACAAAACTATCTATGTAGCCGTTACTTGGGTGCGGTTTTTAATGCCTGATAATCAAATAGTTACATGTTGCTATGCACTTTGATTGTTTTGCTTGCCGTCTTGCGTTGTTTTACTCGTGTTCTGTTTCCTTACCTTATACGTTTTCTTTTTTGTTTCCTTTGTAATTGTCTGATATACAACAAAAACGGATTTTTTCAAATGGTCACTAATTACATCACGAAATT